AAGAACTTAAGCACGTTGGTAGAGGAGGTTAATAGCTCGTATAACATTCCAGCTAAGGGTGGGATAGCTAATATTATTTTATCGGTAGGTTTCATTTACTATTTTTGATGTTAACCCAAAAGACGTAAAGGCTTTCGGGCGTATTTACTTTTGTGGATTTCTCTTGCGTACTGTCTCGGTTTTCGTTGAGCTTCTTAAGTACGTAAGGCTAGTTACTCATAGCTCAATATTTATTAGTGTTCCGACTTTATATGTTCCGTGAACCGTGCTGAATGTTAATATGTTATTTTCTAAACATATATCTTTTATAGCGTTAATCTCGTAGTTAAGTAGCTCTAGCATTGCATTTAATTCAAAACTGTAAAAGCTTTCGCCCTCGGAGTTTATCAATACGTGATGCTTTTTATTTTCTGTTAATGTTATGTTCAGTTTATCTGGCCTTGTGTAAAAAGGGTGTCGGCTTAACTTTCTACTAGAACAGTCCGCTTTTTCGCTTATTATATTTAAAGGTTCTATTTTAATCAGCTCCATCTTATTTGGTTTTTAAGTCCATAGCAAAGATAAACTAAAATCCGAGATATAAAACTATTTTTGTAAAAAAGATTAAAATTATTTTACCCCCAACCTCCCGAGGGTTTTATTTCGAAAAGCATTCGCATCAATAGGCTATCAAAGAAGTCAAGCGACCGCCCTGTACGCTTTTTATAATCCTTTTTAGACTCTAGTTTGATTTTGCCCTCATCGTCTATCGGTTCACGGTTTACTTGCTCTAAATCCGCCATTATTTGCTTTCTAAATTCCAAGTCTTTGCAATGTATCAAATCAGCCTCTATAAGCTCTTTTAATTTAAAAGCGCATTCAGTCTTTAGGTTCTTGTAGTTTTTGCCTCTGAGGGGCTGTGCGTTGTTCGTGAAGGGTTTTGAAGCGGTTAGCTTCTTAAGACTATTCGCCGTGAACTTTCTTAAGCCGTCGGCATCATAAACTATATTCGAATACGGTATTCGATATTGTTCTGCTAATTGAATTAATTTATTACCTATTGCGGTTTCATCAATTTTATCTATAGCTATTACCTTTTCGATAACTAGGCCGTTCCAAATTGTTATGACAAAAACGTCTGCACCCAAATAGGCAATGTCGCAACTCATGTAGCGTTTGCCCGTGCCCTCGACAAATGAATTAGTAAATATATCGCAAATCTTATCGTAAGCGTAAAGACTCAAAACGTTGTCGTCATAATCCCAATTACCCTCTAGTAGCCTTTGTCTTGCCTTCTCGTCTAAAATCTCCTTAAGGTGGTCAAGATACCCCGCTGCAAGCTTTTTATTGTCCTGCGGTAAGGCTTGAATAAAAGCAGCTGAGGGCTTAAGAGTGCCTTTTAATGCTGGTTGGTAATAGTCAGAGTATAAATAATTTTTCTTAGGATTGCAGGTCTGTAGAAGCTTTCGGGTTAAGTTGTATTCGTCGTTTTTCCAGCGACCACATGAGGCAAAAAGGTTATCCTTCGCCGCTTTCTCGAACTCTCCCGCCTCTTCTATCCATCCTCTAGTCATTTGCATCGAGCCGAAACGCTCAAAAAGGGGGTCGCTTGGAAGGTAGGCAGCTTCTAAAAGGAAAAGCTTAGAACCGTTGTAGAACTCAAAAAAGTTATCTTGGCCGTTGTGTTTGTAGTATTGGTCAGTTATTCCCCAAGCCTTAAAGACTTCATGAATCGAAGGTATTGTAAACTTTCTTAAATCGTTTAGTTTTTTTCTAGCTATGAACAAGTGAACCCCCGGGTACATTAGCGCGTCTCCGATAACAAGAGAGCATCCTAGATAAGATTTTCCCGAACCCTTCGAACCTCCGTAAACTATGTCGGTCGTCTCGTGGTTAGCCCATAGCCTATAGACTTCTTTTTGCTTTTCATTTCCGAAGCTATTGAAGGTTAAAACCATTATTCAACTATTATCCCAGTTATTTGCTTTATTGGTTCGCCTCCGCTGGTAATGTCTTTTTTAACGGGGGCATAGTCGCCTTCCATTTTGTTTAGTTCGGCGATTGCTGCCCTTCTGTCTGCCCAAGCAGGCACAACGTCGACCTCTTGAATAACTCCATCGCAAACGATATGTTTGACTAAAGGGATTTCGCCTTTAGCTATTTGGGTTAAAATCTCTTGACGTTCGTGCTTGCTCAAAATAGCCTTTTTAAGGGCTTTAATTTCCATCGATACTGCTGCCTTAGTCGTAGCCTCTTCGATTGCGTCTAAGCGTGCTTTAAATCGCTTTGAAGCCTCACTCCAATAACGGTTGTAAGTTGTTTCTGGAAGCTTCCATAATCTTTCATTAAGTTTCATACATTCCGAGTACGTGATACCCATCTCGATCTCGAGGAGCATTTCATTTACGGTCTGTTCTTTCTTCGGCTTCATGCTCCAAAAGTACAAAAGCTTTTCAGCATTCCAACAAAATAAACAAAGATTTTTTAATCGAAAACAGCTAACTACTTTAGTTTCAAAGCTTTACAAAATAAAGGGCAACAATGCTATTCTTATTGTTTACGCTAACTTCTCAATGATAGCAGGGTTTCCCAGCGGAAAAGCAACAAGAAACAAAGAAACAATGTGCGCTAAATATATATATACAGTATATATAATATATTATTTCGTGTGCGTGTACGCGCATATATAATATATGTAATATATTATTTTTTATTTATATATTATCTTTATTATTATTGTTTACTTTGTTTACTTTTACCCTTAGACCCCCGATTTATAGGGGTTTTTATGTAAACTATCTTTGTTTACTCATTGTTTCTTTGTTGCCTTTTTAGGCTAAAAACGGATATTTTTACAAGAATTGTAAAATCCACAACTACTTTTTTAGGTTTTGTAATTATTCAGAAAACAGTAAAAAAGCAAAAAGCCTAAAAATAAGTTGGGCTTTTTATTGTTGCTTTTGTTTATTTTACCTTTTGCTATTTCCGTAAAAAGCAAAAAGCCCAAAAATAAGTTGGGCTTTTTATTGTTTACTTTGTTTACAAATTGGATTTAAAGTTCAAAATCTAATCCCGTTACGATGTTGTAAACGGCTCTTGTTAGTAAAATATCGTAGTTTGCATCGTGTAATTTACTCTCATCAATCGAAATACCGACCTCTCTAGCCACGCTCATTAGTTTAAAGTTTGGCATCTTGTGCCTCCTTTCAATTAAATACTGTGAGGCTAAAACCATCACGTCAAGGCTCCCAGCGTGAAACCAAGAACCGAAATAGCTGTCTCCGTTTTGAGTAAACCAAGCCCTTAAAAAGTTGTCGTCGAAGTGCGCATTATTGTACCCAACTAAGTACATTTTATCGCTCTTATCGTAAGGATCGCAATACTTTGAAAGTAATACTTTAAACTTCCTAAAGACTTTATCCATCACGTCATAGGCTTGTATCTGTTCAAGTGTTACGCCTCCGACCTTAAGAGCTTCCTCTTCGATTATCGCTTTAGGGTTCGGGGCTACCTTGAAGTTAAAGCTCTCGACTATCTCACCATCTATCTCGATACATCCCGCTAATTGGTGTATGCCGTTGCGCCTGTGATCTACTCCCGTAGTCTCCAAGTCGTAGAAGAACTTCTTAATCATTGCTAAGAGCTATCTCACCTTCGAAGTCTTCAAAATAACTACTTCCAAAGCTTTGAGAATGAAAGCCCACGGGGTAGTGCTTACCTTTTGAGTGTATAACCGTCCCTTCTGTCGGGCTGGAGAACAATACTATAGTCGTCTTGTCTAGGTTGTTTATCATCAACTTAGGGAAAGGTCTTTCCGCTTTCTTGCTACTTTCTTTAACTTCTACTTTCATATTTATTAATTTTTAGGTTACTATTTTGTGAAACGCTCCAGCCATTGCTGGCGTGTTGGCTAAGTGGATGCTGTTAATTCTTTGCATCCACTCGTAAAATTTCTCGACGTTTGATTTTTCTGTTTTCATCTTATTTTAGTTTTGCTTTTAACACGGATAAGTCTAAAGCGAGAGCTTTTGTCGTAGAGATAGGTAGTAACTTTTCAAGCTCGGGGAACGCTTCTAAGACTCTTTTATAAGTCCTTAATCCATATAGTACCGCCTCTAATTCCTCTCGGGTCTTCGATAGGTCAGTACGTAAAGATTCATAAGCATTACAAAAAGGTTTAAGCTTTTCAGCTTCTTTTTTATCCAATAAAATATTAGTATTACCTGCACACACTATTTTATTTTTAGTGACTATTCTAGTATAATTGAAACCCTCGCCTGAGATATTAAAACACTGCCCAGTCTCAATATACTGCGGAAACCTTTCAAGTACCTCTAAAACGATAGAGGGTACACGTGCAAGGAGTATATTTCCCAAAGCTTCACCTCTCTCGTCGAAAGCTTTTGATAGTTTTAAATTTAAAGGCTTTAAAAGTTCGGAGGCTAAATCTTTAGCCAATGCTTTTGATACTGTACTCATATTTTCTTTTTTTTTTAAATTATTTCTTTAGCAAAGATATAAAACAATTTCAGTTACACAAATTTATTTTAATAAAAATACTAAATTTATTTTTTATACTTTTCTATTTTCGCCTTAACTGATTGCATCAAAGCCTCTTGCGTTGTTTGCTTCCCTTCCAATCTTTTGACCACGTTTTCGTCCTCCGTGCCTTGAGCGATTAAGTGGCCTATCACTACGGGGTATTTACGCCCTTGCCTATGTAGTCTTTTATTTGCCTGCATATAAAGCTCCAAAGACCAATTTAAAGAGAACCAAAGCATCATAGTATGCCCTTCTTGAAGGTTCAAACCGTGACCTCCGCTTGCAGCGTGTAAAAGCATGACTTGAATTTTACCTGCGTTCCAGTCCTTCTCGTGCTGCGAGCTTTCCATCTTAATAGGTTTGTACTTCTTAAGTCTTTCCTGTAGTCTACTAAGCTCGTGCCTATAGCTATAAAGGATAAGTACTGGCTTTCCATTAGCTTCCTCTACGAACTGCTCAGCCGCTTCAAGCTTCAAGTCGTGTATCTCGTGGACGTTTCGCTCTTCATCATAAATAGCCCCTCCAGCAAACTGCAAAAGCTTATTTGATAAAGTGGCGGCATTCAGTGCGGTAATTTCGGTCGTACCGTCTCCGAACATCTCCAGGACCTTCTCACGCTCGAAGTCGTCATACTGCTTGCGAATTGCAGGCGGGAGTATGATAGGTATATAGGTGTCAATCCTTTCGGGTAATTCCAAGTAGTCCTCTGACTTCATCGAGATACAAATGTCTTTCAACTTAGTATGTACTCTGCTTTCCGTGTCCTCCATAGCATCATAGCTAAAGCCGTTATAAGACTTTCGAAAGTAGTTATCACGGTAAAAAGTAATAGTTTGCCCTAACCTCTTACCCCTATCGAGTAACCATATTTGTGACCATAAGTCAATCAAGCCATTTGGTGCAGGTGTTCCCGTAAGTATCACAACTCTTTTAAAACTTGCCTGTACTTTCTTAAGCGCTTTGAACCTCATCGAAGCATGATTTTTAAACGAACTGCTCTCGTCTATCACCAACATTTGATAAGGTAGCATAGAGCCACCATACAAGCCACATATCCAAGCCACGTTATCCCGAGAGATAATATGGATGTCGGCTTTTTGCCGTAGTGCTTCTTTGCGTTGCTTTTCGTTACCTATAACCTTAACTATCTTTAAGTCTTTCAAGTGTTCCCACTTGTCAATCTCGGCAGTCCATACGCTCTCAGCTACTCGCTTCGGAGCGATAACAAGAACCCTTTCAAGTTCTAGCTCTTCATAGATTAATTTGTTTATAGCTGTTAAGGTAGATACTGTTTTTCCAGTTCCCATATCTAAAAAGAGCCCACAATAATTGTTTTTTAGTATATGTTCTACAGTACCTTTTTGGTAATAGTGGAGCTGAGATTCTTTTAAAGTCTTTATCATTTTTGTATTTCTTTTAATGCTAATTGATAGGCTTCTCCTGCTTCTGCTTCAGTCAAGTAGGATCCTAAGTATATTTGTCGACCTTCGGAATATATTGCAGCGATCCATTTATTGCCTCCTCTTTTAACCCCTGTAAGATCACTCGCACTAGGTAGGTGTTTTTGGTCGGCATTATTTCGCTGCGAGGTTATTTCTAAATTATCCTTTCTGTTATTTTGGCGGTTAAAATCCTTGTGGTTAACTACGGCTTTAAACCCGTCAACCTCGTGATCTAAAAAGGCAACAGCTACGAGTTGGTGCACTCGGTGTCTTTTCTGCTTTCCACTAACCCACAAATTAACATTTACATAACCACCTTTGTCTAAGTGCGGTTTTAATACGGTTTCTTTAATAGTTACGAAACCCGCTTTAGTTGGGTGTTTCATCTTACGGTATAGTCCTTTTACGTTTCCTAAATCGCTAACCTCGTACAAGCCATCATAACCTTTTACTGCTTTCCAATTTTCCATATAAACAAAAAGCCCGCAAATTAAGAGGTGGAAGGCTCTCGCATTGCAGGCATTTAATAAAGTCTTTTATTTCGGCTTCCACTCCGATACTACAAAGATAATCAATTAATTCAATAAACCTCTTATAAAATTATTCAATTTTTCTGTTATGTAATTGTGATTCTTTTAGCATTACAG